TTCCTTAACTTGGCTATGAGTTTCTGTCAGGTTTGTCGATTTGACAGGTTCCGGCTCTTTGGGCTGATACTTTTCAGCCCCCTGCACCATGCGGACCAAATCAGACCCAAAACGCTCGCGCCAGCGTTCCAGCTCTGGGCCTTCTTCTGGCTTTGAGGCGAGCATGACCGAGCGCAGCAAATTGACTGTTGCCCCCGGCTTGAGGCCGCTGGCGACCAAGCTGGCCGACAGCTTCATAAGCGGGTCGTGGTATGACCGCGCTTCTAGGTTAGGGTTGATGATGGCCTTAAACAGATCGACGGCATCGCCTGTTCCTTCAGGCTTTGGCTTGGGGGCGGCTATGCCGCTCTTGATGGCGTCAAGGTCTAGGCCAAACGTGGCAACGGCGTCTGCTAGCGTATAAACTTCGTCCAGCTTGCTAAAAAGCATCCTGGTCGTAAACAGTCCGTCTTCGCGCTTTTTGGTATTGGTGCCGACTGGCAGACGGGCATAGCGGATAGGGTTGTTGCCGCTGCTATCGGCTTTGATGTAACCGCTGGCCCCCATTGCCTGAAGCACGGCGTCAATAACCAGAAGGTCTTTTGTGTCGGGGTCTGTAGGGTCGAGCAGAACGCCAACCTGGTAATTGCCTCTGGATGTCTCCAAGGCGTAGGAATAGCCGCCGACCAGATCGTTAAGCGCAGCGGCAGACAAGTCATCTGCTAGCAGGACGGCCAGACGGGTAAAGAACTCTTTGGCGCGGCGCTTATTGCCTCCGCGAGCGTTCATCACGCCGACAGAATAGTAATTGTTATCTTCGCCGCGCTTGTTGATTACAATTTTTTGGCTTTCCGTGCCTGACCACGAAGACCCAGACCAAACGCTTGGCGGGGCTTCGCCGGGGTCACTGGCAAAAGATGTCGTCCAGCCATAGTCGTCCCGCAATCTGCCGTAAACGGCAGACAGGAACTCCGAATTTCGCATGATTGCCTCGATTTAAACGCCGAAAAGGTCTTCCAGGCTAATTTGTATTTTGCGCTTCTTGGCGTGGGCTATCAGGGCTGTCCAATGGTTTTGCGGGATTTTACCGGCTGTACCTTCTTCAACCAGCCAGCGGCTGACTGAACTAGGGGCGATGCTGAGGATTTTGGCTGTGGGCGTAACACCGCCAAGGCGGCGGATAACAGAATAGGCCGGTTCACAACGGCCTTTAATATGTCCCATAACAATCCCTTTGGGTGGTGAGCCGCTTTATAGGCACGGATTTCAATCTTGTGCAATAGGCATTTTTTATAAAAAACATCTTGCAGATTCCGCAAACGCCATGCTAGGCCAATCGGACACGAAGGGAACCGCCATGAAGCTATCAAACGAACAAGCTGAACTGGACTATCTGGCAGAACGCTGGCTTGAAGCCAAGGAAGCTGAGAAGAACGCTAACGCCTGGCGCTTAGATGTTGAAAGTAAGATACTCAAAATATCCCCAGCCAAGGAAGAAGGAACGACTAGCATACCGTTGCCGACAGGCTTGAAAATCCGCACAACCGGCAAGCTGTCGTACAAGGCAGACCTGGACGCGCTACTGACCATTACCGCCGCGTGGCCGACTGAATACAAGCCGGTCAAGACTGAGATAAAGGCAGATGAAACAGTTTTAAAGCACATTCGGGCCACTCGCCCAGACCTGTGGCGGGAAATTGCCCCCGCCATCACGACAAAACCCGCAAAAACCGCAATCACAGTGGAGACAGAATAATGGCATTTGATCTTAAAAGCATACGCAAGAACGACGCAATGGCCGCGCCCCGCATCATGGTGTATGGCGTGGAAGGTATCGGCAAATCAACATTTGGTGCCGGTGCGCCCAATCCAATCTATATCTTGACCGAGGACGGTCTTGGCTCGCTTAACGTGGATCATTTCCCGCTGGCAACGTCGTTTCAGGATGTGATGGACGCCATTGCGTCCCTGTACAAAGAGAACCACGCTTTTGAAACTGTGGTGATTGACAGCCTGGACTGGCTGGAAGCCATCATCCAGCGCGAGATCGAGCAAAAGTATGACGCTAAAGATTTGGCCTACGGCAAGGGCAGCCTTATTGCTGCTGAACGCTGGCGGGAAATCCTTGACGGCTTGAATGCTTTGAGAAACGACAAGGGCATGGCGGTCATCCTGATTGCTCACACAACGATTAAACGCTTTGATAGCCCTGAAGTCGAACCGTATGACCGCTATCAGCCCAAGCTACAGGAACGCTCCAACGCCGTTGTTCGTGAGTGGGCGGACGCTGTGCTGTTTGCCAATTATAAGACCATCGTCAAAAAAGACGATGTTGGCTTTAACCAGACCAACAATCGCGGCATCTCGACGGGCGAGCGATTGTTGTTTACCAGCGAGCGCCCCGCTTACATGGCGAAGAACCGCTACAATATGCCTGAAAGCATCCCGTTGTCGTGGGACGCATTTGCCGAAGCCATCAGCTAACCACTAGGAGAAGACCAATGCCTGTATTTGACTTTGACGTTTCGACTTACGAAGCCCCCAAGCGTGCCAGCTTTGAACCGCTGCCGCCGGGTGACTACAATGCCATGATTACCGACAGCCAGATGAAGATCACGAAGGCTGGGACCGGCGAATACCTGGAACTGACTATCCAGATCATTGACGGCGCTCACTCTGGCCGCCGCCTCTGGGAACGCCTGAATGTGGTGAACGCCAACAAAGTGGCCGAGGAGATTGCTCGCAGCCAGCTTAACGGCATCAAGATGGCGTGTAACATTGAGAAGCTGGAAAGCAGCGAGCAGTTGCATGACATTCCATTCGTCATGTCTCTGGACATCGACCGGCGCGACCCGACCCGCAACAAGGTCATGGGCTATACGTCTGCGAGCAAGGCTCCCCGCGCTACTGTTGCCGTGACTTCCGGCAAGAAGCCTTGGGAGCGTAAGTAATGCCTCCCCTGCCCGAATCCATGCACACCACGGCTCGCAAGATTTACGAGTGGTACGAGAGCAAAAAAGAAGACCACCGCGAGCATCTTGGCGCGTCATTGATCGGGCATCACTGTGACCGTTATCTCTGGCTTACATTCCGTTGGGCAGCGTCCCCCCAGTTTGGGGGGCGCGTCCTTCGGTTGTTTAACACTGGCAAAAGGGAGGAGCAGCGTGTTTACGAAGAACTTCGGGCCATCGGGGTTGAACTACACACCGAAGAAGATGGTAAGCAAATCGACTGTCGCGACGATAGTGGTCATTTCGGCGGTAGCGTTGACGGCATTGGCCGGGGCTTTGCTGAAGGGCCGAAGACTTGGGCTGTTTTAGAAATCAAAACCGCCAACGACAAGGCATTTACCAGCCTGAAGGCCAAGGGCGTCCAGGTCGAGAAGCCCCAGCACTATGCCCAGATGCAGACTTACATGGGCATGATGAAGCTGGACCGCGCCATGTATATCTGCGTGAACAAGAACACGGACGACCTGCACACAGAATGGGTGCATTTCAACAAAGAGACATACCGAGACTTGCTGGCCCGCGCCGAGCGTACAATCAAGCGGACCACGCCCGCTGACAGGATCAGCAACGACCCGGCGCATTGGCTGTGCAAGATGTGCGATATGTACAAGCTGTGCCACCAGCAGGAGCCAGCAGAGGCTAACTGCCGTACTTGCTGCCATTCCACGCCTGTCGCGGACGGCAAGTGGACTTGCCATGAGTTTGCCAAGGAACTATCAGCCGAAGACCAGCGCAAGGGCTGTGATAGCCATATATTCATCCCCGCCCTGGTGCATGGGACGCCGATTGATGGCGAGCGCAATTTCGTCGAGTATTTTGTTGAAGGCACGGGTGAGACGTTCAAGAACGGCCCCGCCCATGTCACTAGCAAGGAAGTTGCCAAACGCGGACGCAAGAAGACGCCCGCTGTTGATCTTGGCCCTAAGATTTCACTGGATGATTTAAACGATGATATTCCCTTTTAGGTTTAAAATGAGAGATACGCAGCGAGAAAGCGTATCTCAGGCGCGGGAAATGGACCGCATGGCCCGCGAAGAAGACCGGCGGTTTATTGAGTACAACCAAAAGTCTCTTGATCTAATTTGGCACAATGCCCAGCGGGGAATGTCCCGCGCGGCAATGCGCCGGATATGGTCTGATAGGCTGATTAACCTGGTGCTGGGCCATGAGGAGGATAAATGATTGACTATGGCAAACCGCAAGATACGCCATTTGCGCGGAAAAGCGGCGTGACCAAAACACTCTGGTTCACAAAAGACGGCTCTGACATTCAGGACGTTGAATTGAAGAATGGCAAAGCAAACCCATTCGGCTGGTCAACACATGAAGTATGGGTGACCGAGCATACATCTGGCGGCGTCGTGGACGAACACAAGATTGCCGATCTGTATTGCGGTGATCCGATTAACGTAGCGCCGGGATATAGTTTCCGGTTTGAAGACAGCAAATAGGGAGCCGCCGTGTCCTACCTAATAACCAACCTACCCGCCCAGCACGTTTGGGTCCGCAAGGAATACTTGCGCGACTTAGAGGACGGGCATGGCGAGTTCGTCAAAGGAATCTGGGTCTGCGCCAAGAGCATACCAGGCAGGGCGCTGTACTTCGAGACGTACCTGCCAGATTACGGCGCTATGTTCGACAAGCTGCCGCTGTCTGCTTTTGTGGCATCGCCGGAAACGCCTGACCGGGATTTGCCGCTGACCGACCTGCAGTTTTGGAACTGCATGGATTATGGCGTGGTGTCTGTAATCAAACAGTTTACAGCCTCAATGACATACGAGGCTAGGCTGAAGTCTGGCGGCTTGATGCGCGGCACATATGTCTGCACATTGGACAATTACCACCCCGCGCCGGATACCATTGACTACTCGACCAGCGAGACGCCCAGCGAACACAAAAGCATGAACATCGTCGAACTGGAGAATGGGCAATACTGCGCCTATCCCAATAATCGGCTGCGGATCATAGACACATCGCTATCGCCCAAACAGTTATTAGTGCCTGATTTCAAATGCTCGACCCAATTCTTTGCCGTGGAAAATGAAGTCGAGGCAAAGACCTATGGCGACACAGATGCGTATTATTATTAGGAAATAACATGATTATCCTTGGCATAGACCCCGGCCTGTCAGGCGCACTGGCGTTCCTCGATACCGCGACCGGCATGATCGCGGTCGAGGATATGCCCACGGTGACAGTCATGCGGAACCGCAAGGAAAAGCGGGAAGTCTCGCCCCAGCTAGTTGCGGCCATAGTGGTTAAACGCCATGTAGAGGCGGCATTCCTAGAGAAGGTAAACGCCATGGCCGGTCAGGGCGTCAGCAGCGTGTTCAGCTTTGGCCGGTCTGCGGGCATCATAGAAGGCGTCCTTGCAGCGTTCGACATACCCACCACGCTGGTCACGCCCCAGGCTTGGCAGAAGGCTATGGCCGTCAGGGACGGAAAGGACGGCTCCAGAGAGCGAGCTATGCAGTTATTCCCGGCTAGTGCAGAATTGTTCCAGCGCAAGAAGGACGATGGGCGGTCTGACGCGGCTCTGATTGCCAAGTACGGTTATGTCTATAAGGGGACGCCATGAAATCTATCCGCGTATCAATAGACTTCGACGTTCAATATGACGACCAAGAGCTTGGTGCTTTTGAGCAAGCCATGGATATTGTTAAGGAATTGCTGGCACTGGAGATTGACGCGGATAACGTCAAGGTCACGCAGACGCGGAGTTATTCGTGAAATTTCAGAAAAAATGGAGCGACAAGGACACCGAAAGGCTTCGCAAGCTCGCCAAAACAGGCAAGAGTTTCAGGCAGATAGGCGCAATGCTTGGCTATAGTCGAAACGCCTGTGCTGGCAAAGCCCATCGGGAAGGCATTTTCAAAGCCCCGTCTGACTTGACGCCAAGGGCCAAGAAATTCGTTCCAAAGCCCGTAACCAAAGCAGTACCCCCAACGCCCGTACCGCCCGCGACTAAGGTGTTGGATATGCGGCTAATTACGATGATGCAGCTAGCCAGTCATGACTGCCGCTACCCCATTGGCGAAGGCGAAAATATGCTGTTTTGCGGCAGGACACGGCACAAGATGCGGCCATATTGCGAGGAACACGCCGCCGTATGCTATAAGCCGCCTATGCTACCGCCCCGGCATTCCGGGCAAAGGTCTTAGCTTCCAGTTCGACTTCGCTGACCCGCTTGCCCCAACCTTTGCCGAATGTCTCCCAAGTCGGCAGAGATTTCAGGAAATCCAAGCGCCGCTGGTTGTAATCTTCAATCAATTCAACGGGATCGGCGGCCATAATCGCGGCCATGGTGTTTTTGCCGATAACGCCATCCACTTTTAGATGCAAGACGTACTGGAGCAGCTTTACAGCCCGTCCAGGGCCAGAATTGACCGCGCAATCGAACAGGCAGTAATCCAGCCCGTGCGGAAGGTCGTCCCCACAGACAGCATCCCAATAGCGGGCTTTATAGACCGGCTGGACGGCCTGGGGCGTCAAGGCTCGCATATCCGCCTCCGTGGCGGGCTTGCCCGTGTGGGCGTCCCAGACGGCTTTGGTAACGCCCAGATTGGTCATGCCGCCGGGGTCTTTGGGATGGTTCACAAAGCCGCCTTCGTGGCGCAGCAACAGCCGCATGGCTAGGTCAAAGGTCGATTTCATTTACCCTTCTGCTCCAGCAGCATGACGCGAACGTGCAAATCGCTGATTTCGCGCTTCAATTCTTCTTTCATGTTAGCCCGACGTTCAGCCGATAGCGGGCTATCCGTGGGGACGCCTTCCTTGGTGATAAGGGCGGGCATGGCAGACTCGATCTTAACCAGCCGCTCATTGGCCGACGACACCTGACCCAGCAGCCAAGCTAGGCTCGCTACGATGATCGGAATTACCGCTTTGAGTACGTCTGCCCAAGCCATGCCACACCTACTTCTTGTTCAAGGCTTCAGCGATAGACGGCACGATTTTTTCGGCGCTGCGCCCAATCACATACCCGCCCAGGCCAAGCTGCACGATGTCCCACAGCTTGAGATATTCAGCTTCCTGAAGGTTGGGCGCGGCAAAGCCAAACCACCGGGCTGTGATAAGGCCCACGAAAATCAGCATGGTGATCGGACGCCAGCTAGAGGCGAGAAACCCGCCAGCCGCTTCCGTCTTGATGATGTCCGCAGCGCCCTTGGCAAGCTCCGTCTGGGCCGCAAGCTGTGCCAGATCACCGCTCTGGTAGAGCTTCATAAGCTCCAGCTTGGCAGCGTCCTTTTGGGCCGGATCGGGCCACACGCGGTCAATAACTTTGCCACCGATATCAAGGGCGGCTGAGACGGGATCAAAAGCCATTATTGTTTCATCCCATTTCCGGCGAGCAGCATCATCATGCCGACAACTGCCACACCAATGGCCCAATAGACCTTCTGAGCGACTGACTTGCCGATCTGCTCATACATCTTGCGGATTGCCCGGTCTGCCGCGCGTTCCGCGATGGCGTCCATTTCGGCTTCAGTCAGGTTGGCGCTCATTCTGGGGGTGCTTTCTCAGGGGCAAGCTGCGGCTGAACCTGCTTGCGGATTTCGTTGATGATGCCTTCGACCTGTATAAACGGGGCATTGCCCAAGGCGGACATGATGACGTTAATCTGGTCGATGGTAAGGTCGAGAGTCATTAGGCGCTCCAAGGCAGGGGTGGGGTTACGACAGGGGGATTGACCTGATTGGCAATGCTAGTGTCAAGCGCCGCCTCTGTGGTCGCCTGATCGACGCCGTTGGCCCAGACCCAGCCCTGTACCTGAACTTCGGTCAGATCGGCATAGGGGGTGTAGGGGTCACCGGAAACGTAGGGTACGCTTACGGTGCCGTACTGGGTGGCATAGTAGGTGCCGTCCGTGGCGTTACAGCGCCAGCCTACAACGAAGACGACATCCGTCTCGCCGTCAGCCTCCGGGTAGCAGGACATATATTCGACTAGCCATGTGTATGTGTTGGTCATTATTTATTCTCCAGTGCTGCGAGGCGGGTGGTGAGTTCTTGGATGGCCGCGACAAGGTGCGGGACGATCTTACCGAAATCCACGCCCTGTGGCTTGATGCTGCCGTCTTCGTTTACGGCATCCTTTTCGCCATGCACAGCTTCGGGGATAACAGCTTGAAGTTCGTGGGCAATAAAACCTTCGCCAGCAGAACCGTTACTGATCCAGTCATAAGTTACAGGCTTCAAGGCCGCTACTGTAGACACTCCGCCCGTCATGGGCTGGACGTTCTCTTTAAGGCGATAGTCGGATGTGGTGTTGTAAGCGGTGGTGGAACCGTTAGAAGTTATTGAACCAACATTGCCGCCGCTATAAAGAAAATAAGCGAGATATGCCCCGGTGTTGCTGACATAGCACTGGAGCGCAGATGTACTAGCACCGCTTGTCCTAAAAGCCGCGCAATTATTCGAAGAAAAGCCTTCAAGAACTCCGCCGACTACCGTAGAAGTAAGGCCGACCAGCAACCTGCCCACGGTGTCGAAGCGGGCGCATTCGGTGCCGTTCGGAGCAAAAGAAATAGATCCGGCGCCAGTACTAATCTGTATAGAATTTGCATTGCCCGTGAGTGTCGTTGTGTTATCAAACTTGATGGAGGCAACCGTACCGGCGGCAACTGTAAAATCTATTCCGCAAGGCCCTGAATTCGGCCCCCTAAAAGCGGCAATTGCGCTGGTTGCATAAACCGGGCCAAGAACAGACAGAGGAACGGTAGGCGTCATGCCGATGCCGAGATTGCCAGTGCTAGTTAGTGTCATCAGCGTGGACCAAGACGCACTAGCCTGACGACCTGCAAAGACTAGCGTGGATACGCCGCTGCTAGAATTATACAGGCCAGTCTGACGGAAGCCGGAACCACCGCCGCCATGAGCCGTCTTCCATTCAATGCCCGAAACCGTGGTCAAGTCGCTGGTGCCGGTATAGTTACCGGCTAGTTGAATAAGACCGTGATAAGTAGCCTCGCCCGTACCATCAAACCCTGACCCAGCGTTCAAAGTAAGCAGCGTCTGCGGCGAAGTCGTGCCGATGCCGACTAAGCCGGTGGAGTCTATGCGCATTCTTTCGCCGCTGTTGGTGGCAAAATAAATGGGCTGGGCTGCATTGGCCGAAATGGTCACGCCACCTGCGCCAACGCCTTCTAAAATCAAGCCGTCTTGGCGATAAACGCCAGTGCTAGTAAAGCCGGACCCCCATGTAATCAACCGGCCAGACGTTGCGGATACGGAATTACCAAGATAAACGCGCGAGGATGCAGAAGTGCCGGTACTGGAATTTCGCAAGGATATATTAGACGCGGTATCCTGCGTCTGCGTAATATCCAGCACGTTGACCGGGGCCATTCCCACGCCCAGCAACGTACCGACAACAGCAGCCTTCTGGCAGCTTATGCCGCCCGCCGTGATGATCGAGCCGGTGGTGGCCGACGTGGCATCCGTGACCAGCGTGGAGCTAATGCCCTGCGCGAATGGGACGCGGGCCGTGGTCGTGGTCTGCCCGTCCTTCGTGATCGCCGTGGACAAGCCCGTAGCCAGGTCCGCCGTGAGCGCGTTGAACGCCGTGGATGATATGACCGTGCCAGTGACCACTGGCTGGCCACTGCTGTTGACCACGAAGGTCCCTGAACCATTGTAAGACACTAGACAACTCCATCGTTAAGGCATATACATGGGTTCTTCATAGGAGACAACCATGACATACCGGATTAAGGGAATAAAACTTACTTGCGTCAATTGCCATGAAAGGGACGCCATAGCGCGGCAGCTTTGCCGCCCGTGTTACGTTTCCGCCCATAGACGCGGCACTTTGGACAATTACCGCCTTCTTGGCCCTAACGATGTATTCGAAAGCCGCATAGACAAAACCGGCGATTGCTGGCTTTGGACGGGAACTAAGAACGGCTATGGATACGGCATTTTCCTGCTGCCGGGTGAAACCCCTGTCCGCGCCCACCGCTATGCCTACGAGTTCTTTGTCGGCCCTATCCCAGATGGCATGATTATACGCCATACCTGCGATAACCCGCCCTGCGTGAAACCAGCCCATCTTAAGGTAGGCACCAAGGCCGAGAACAACGCCGACACAGCCGAAAGACGCCGCCATAACTACGCCACGGAGCATTGGAATGGACGCCTCACGCGAGACGACATTCAGCGTATCCGCGATAGCGACGAGCCGCAGAACGTCTTGGCAAAGGAATTTGGCGTCTCTCAATCTCATATTTCTCGTATCAAATCTCGACAGCATAGAAAGGAAGGGTAAGCACAAATCCTGATGCTGGGCGGGTCATTGCGTGAAGTCTTCGTAATTGGGGCGGGATTGCGTGTCTGGCCTGGTTGCCGACCCAGCCACAGCGGGGGCGTACCGGCGCAAACTTTCAAGCGCCCGTGCGGTTTTCAAAGCCTGTAAATTTTGTGCCGCGCTAGGGCCTCCCCTAACAAGAGCCGACAGGGCGTCTACGTTTGCTTGAGTGCTAGACGCAGCACCACGTTTAGCGGCTTCACCAATGCCAGCCAAAACATACGGTCCAGCCGGTCCTAAACCTTGCCCAAGGAAAGATGTAACGCCCGCAGAAACAGGTCCGCGAACAGCAAACTTGCCTAAAAATTTAAGGGCATTTTGAACATTTGTTCCCTTAGCAGCCAGCTTTATAGCAGTTTGTTCTTCAGGCGTGAATTGACCCATTCTTTTGGGGTTTTTAGCCAAATTGGCAAAGCCGCGTTGCAAAGCCTGATCTAATCCGGCTTGGCTGTAATTAACGCCAGCCGTAATGTCAGCGTTATCTATAATATTTTGTATTGTTTGAGATTTTTTCATGGTGCGATAGGCGGATCGCGCCTGTGCAAGTATTTCAGGTCCGCTTTTATCGGCTGCTCCCGCAACGCCGATAATGTCGGCGTCGTCAAGGTCGTCCATAAAATTTGTAATAGCTTGGGTTATTTTACCACTTAGAGCGCCGTCAGAAGTCAACCGATCCTTGGCAACGCCCGTCGCAACGCGACGGCTCATTTCAAGGCCCATAAGCGTGGAATTGCTTTTTGGCAAATTCTGTATGTCTTCAATTACATCTTTTGTTTTAGGATAAAGTTTTTGCTTATATCCAGATTTAGTAGCTATATTTTTTACTTCTTTAGAAAGCCTAGAGAGCGCGTCTTTGGAAATAATGACGTTTTTATTTGGGTCATTAAATACAGCATCATACAAATCATTTTTGGCCTGATATTGCTGACCAATGGTTGGTGCAACTTCATCAACAATAGACGTAGGCTTCGCGCCCTTCAAAGCGTTGGCAATAGCCTTACCGCCTCGCACGACGGTGTCCATAGCCGCTGGCGCTGCCAAGGCAGCCACAAAGCGAGCCGGTCCTTCAGCCGCAGTGCCTTTAAACTGCTGACCGGCGGCTTCCGAAGCAATGGCGGGAACGGCAACACTAGCAATCTTAGGAATGGCCCCGGCAGGGCCAATTGCAGCACTAGGAGCAAACTGGCCTAAAGTTCTGCTGTATTCGCCTGGCACAGTTTTAGGTTGGTAAAGAGGACCGACAACGCCTTGGTTAGCCGCCATATATGGCGGTGCCACTCTTGTGTTTTCTATTGCCTTGTTAAGATTTTCAGCAGACGGCAAAAGCGAAGGCTGGCCGGTGATCATTTCTTGCAGTGTGCCGGGAAGACCAAGAACTCCGGTAACACCTTCCGTCAAACCAGTCAGGCCAGATTTTGCTACGTCTTTCGCGTAATCCATAAAAGATGGTGACTTTTGCGGTTTAGGCTGGTCAAAAGCAGAAGCAGCCGCTTGCATATTAGGCGCATCAACTTCGTAAATTTTGCCATTTTTTTCAATTTCAAAAATTGGCATTATCTTTGCTCCCGGACGCGAGTGCCATTAGGCATTGTAACCCATCCGCCAGAAGCCGGATCAGCAGATTTACCACCACCCAAAGTTTCTGGAACATCAATTCTTGGTTTTACGTCACCGGGAAAGTATTGCGAATTAAAATTGATTTCCGTTTCAAAATCTTTAACGCGAGCCATTTTGTCAGCGTAAATGTCTTGCAACAAAGATTTAACAACTGCCGGGTTTTGCAGTAGTTTAAAGTCTCCGCCCAAAGCCCTGAGAACCCTTTCAGCGTCATATTCTGTCATAACGCCAGGGCCAACAATATCAGTACGGAACAAACCAAGAAGTCCCTGCAATTGTCCTTCGCCAACTTGAGAACTTAACTGTTCTGGAGTAAGCGTTTTGCTGCCAAACGCAGTCCTAACTTTTGCGGAAATTTGATCCGCAAGTTTAGCAAAGCCGGTGTTGGCATCTCCAACTGTTTTAAAATACTTGTTCATTTTGGTAAGTGCCGTACCTTCAGTACGGTAATCGTTTTTCAATTTAAAATATTGGCTACGGCTTAATGGATTTCCCACGCTTGCTGTAGTCGGCCTTGAGCCTTCAGGCAGTGGGTTAAATTTACCATCATTTCCTACAGTGCCGTATTGACCGCGATTGGGGTCAAACACAGCAGAAACTTTTTTTCCGTCAGGAAGCGAAAAAACATTGCCTTGCTGCATACGCGGCTGGCCACCAATAACATCCGGCCTACGAGCAGCAGCAATTGCGGCCTGTTGCTCTGTATAGCCCGGAATCGGCTTCCATTCTGTTCCCGTCCATTGCAACCCGCCAGCAACTTTAGGCGCTTCATTTTCTTCTGGCGGCGCACCAATAACTTCGCCATAAGTCGGGGAATCCGGGTTTGTGTCCATCGTGCCGCGAGCGCCAATGCCTTCAAACTGAGGCTTTGTCTGAGCCAGCAGCGCCGGTGCCATTCTGGCAAGAACTTTGTTATCGCCAAGCGCAAACTCATTTGCCATGCGTACTTGGTCCGCGCGGGAGCGTGGCCCGCCGGGGATCATGCCAACTTCGGTTTGCGGCCCGACGGGCATCTGCAATTCTGCTGTAACCGCGTCTGGCGCGGGCATTCCTGGCAGCGTCGGAGCTTGGAATGTGGCCTGATATGGTTTCGTGCCTTCAACTTCAGACGTAACAAAGCCTCTTTTTTCCGGCAGTTCATAAAACGACTTCATGCCTTCTCTGGCCGCTTCGCGTTCTTCTTTCTCCAACGCCGCCTCATCCGCCGCCGCCTTGCCCGACAGGTAAGACCCGCCGAAGCTGGTCAGCCCGCGAGCCAAGGCCCCCATGCCGGACACGGGCGCGGTAATGCCGCCCGCTGTAGACACGGCCTGTTCCTGTGCGCCCATCTGGGACAGCATTTCGGCCAGCTTCTGCTGGCGGGCGATACTGCTTTTGCGGGATGAATAATCGCCATCTTTGTCTGGCTCGGTCAGGCTGATGTATTTCCTTTTCAGATAATTATAAGCCTGACCGGGGGCGTTTCCGATGTCGTCAGGGGTGTATGCCATCACAATGCTCCGTAGTTAACCATCTTGAAGCCGCTTGGATGCTCCATGACAGCTT